GACATCAACGATTGAAGATACAGGAAACTGACGAAGACCGTCATCCAAACCGAGTTTGAAATCCCCTCCTGTAGCCTTGATATCAAGGTAGAAGCGGCATTTAATATATCTATCAATGATAGTTTGATTAGAAGGAGGGGTTACACTCCACTGAGCATTAATAGGGACGCTAGGGCTCAACTGATAACTATCAGCAGTTTGCACAACAGGGGTGGTACGTTGAGCACCCATGTGTACAACATGATTTTTCTCCACGTCTGCGCGAACGGCGATACGTGGCTCTTTGACTAAAACAGTTTGCATTTTTTATTATAAACAACATAATTAAAATTTTTTAAAAAAAAATTAGGAAAAAAAATTTTAAAATTTTAAATAATTTTAAAATAGTTCTCGTCAATTAGAAGATAATGAAAACAATCTTCTCAATTAAGTTAGGTTAGTTCAGAATATGCTGAAGGTATTTCACTCTCATCAGTTATATATTTTCTTACAAATCCGCCATTATCTGGGTCTACACCTTCACCAAAGGACCAATCGGGATCAAGCCACTGATACCAAACTTGTGATTCTGTAGCAGTGTCTGTGCGGAAATATGCGCCAATAGTCGAGGTATATATTTTTGTAATATTTGTAAAATAATCATTTGATGGAGTTCTGTATATATAATTTGCGTATTTAAGAATAAGACTATTTGCGTAATCTGTGAAGGCTTGTGAGTAAGATTGTTGTGCTTCATTACCTCCTGCATCATCCTAGGGACTACTAGTAAAATGAGCGTCTAGGTCCGCTCTCAATTGAGACAAGTCTGTTGTGAGGTTTGTGATCAGAGTCTGGAGATTAGAATCGGCGTTCTGGTAAGCATCTGCGATTTCTTTGAACGTATCTAAATCAGAACTGGAAAGGTTAAGGATAGCATCAATTCTTGCTTTTTCTGTGTTAATTTTAGATTCAAGATCAGAATCAGCAGCGGCTCTGGCAGTTGCTTCTGCGGCATCTTCAGCAGCTCTAGTTGTAGCTTCGTTTGAAACTGCTAAGGCTCTTGCGGCGGCTTCAGCATCAATATTAGACTGAAGAACAGCTTCGGCATCTTCAGCACGTCCAGTTTCAGTAGCGATAGCGGTAGCATTCACACCTTCGGCAGCAGTAGCGCGAGTGATTTCAGCGTTCAAACTGGTAGTGATAGCAGAACGAGCAGTAGAAGCGGCACTATCACCAGCGAGGCGAGCAGTTTCTTCTGCAGTAATAAGGCCCTCGACTCTGGTAATTTCTGAAGCGACGTTATCAGAGGCGGTATCGACGTCACTGCGCAGAGTCAAGGCATAACCTACCATATCATCAACAACACCAGCACTACCGGTAAATTTATAAGTAGAACCAGCAAATTCTGCGGCAACGGGGTAAGTAGTGACGACTTTAGTTTCGCTAGAGTAATCAACTTTGTATTCATTCAATTTTTCCAATCCGTCAAACAATTTGAGGACACTTTTTTTCGAGGGTACAGCCATTTTTTTATTTAAGTAAAGATAATTATTTTTTAAAAAATAATTTTTTCAAATTAGAAATTATTTTTTTTTATAAAATTTCATTCAAATGATTTGCTAATCCGATGGTATAGAATGGTTTATCCTTATGTCTTTTAAAAAAGTTCTTTTTACCTCTATTTACAGGTATTCCCATTATAACATTATCATCTCGTTTCAAAGGTTTTACTTGTCTGAGATAGACAGATCGGAGCCTAGGTGTATCACCCTGTTCTATTTGCTTACACACAAGATATTTTTGCCTTTTGATTTTATCTTTCTCAGGAGAACATTCTATATCCTCTTCATCATCATAACCAAGTAGCCAGTAAATTGTTTCAAACATTTGTATTTTATTTATACTAAAGATATTTTATTTTCAAAATTACAGAAAAGGGGCATTTCCATCCAAAAAAGCTTTCTTAGTTGTAACACGTTCAAGAAAGACATCGAGTGCAACACGATACCTTTTCGGTTTGCTCATCTCTACATCGATGTATCCAGCTAGATCTGCGTATTTACCCGCAAACTCGTTAAAACTTGTAAATTTTTTCCCCCAGTTGTGAAACGTATTCAGACCGTTAAGAACTGCTATACCTGCTAAGGCAATTCCGTCGATGTAGTTGTAGTCCTGAGGTAAATGAGGTGAAACTACCGACATAATAATCGGTACCACTACACCTGGGAGAGCGTACCTTGTGTATTTCTTTTTTGCACTTCTAGAGGCCGCATCATAAGAAGATGATTTTTCAAGACAGTCTTTGTGGATTTTCCAAACAAAATCTTCACGTTTTCCGTCCCACGGCATCTCAGTCCTATTTGGATCGTCCTTACTGCTACTATCTGAATTTTTTGAATCTTCAACTTCGTGTTGTTTTACGTGGATGCGTACATCCTCGAGTAAACGTTCATCACTTGACATTTTATTTATATAAAGATAATTAAAATTTTAAAATTTTAGTTATAAAATTACGTGAATTAAAATAAATGAAATCACAGTAACTTCTGGTGATACATTTGACACTACAACACCGTAAGACAACCAGAACTTGAAAATTGAGGCACACATTGAATATAGCATCTTTATTATATAGAGAGAAAAAAATTACATTTTCTTTAAATAATAATTTATAAAAATAAAAATTCACAAATATAATCTTTTGTTTAATAAATGAGTCAAGATAACAAAACTAATAATGAAAATAATAGTGAAACACCACTACAAATTATTCAATCTAAGTTAGATGATATTAAAGAGAAAATTAGCGATAATGACTACCTAGAATTGGTCACTCATTTACACAAAGAATTCGATAGAAAGCAGAACAATTTTTACAAAATAAAGTACTGTGTTACCTATATAGATAGAGAATCTGATAACCAATTTGTAAGTAGAATAATTTTTCGAGATGCTATAGTGAAATTACCAGAAGAAAACTACCGCCACATCTTAACCAAAATGTATACCTGTCAGCACGACCTTGTGTTCAGTGATTTAAGGCAGTTATTAAACAAAGAGAAATTACAACTGGGTGTATATTCCTACCCTAATAATGCATGTTGTGACACGCAAAAAGAAATGGGGGCTTTTTGTGAATGTGATCAGGTGACTAGTGTAGATATAGAATGTGAACCAAAAATTATAAACATTGTAAAATTATAATTTTCAAAAATATATAAAAAAATATTTAAAAAATATTTTTTTCTTTGTATAAATAAAATAAATACGATGTCGAAAAAAATGACTTTTGCTGAAAAATTAAAAATGCAAAAAGAATCTTCTGAAGAATCTGACAGTGAAAAACTTGTTGAAGAAAAGGTTGAAGCAGTTGAAAAACCTAAGAAAGAAAGGAAGCCTCGGAAAAAGAAGACTGAAGAAGTTGTTGAAGAGAAGGTAGTAGAAGGAGGTGCTGTAGAAGAAAAACCTAAGAAAGAAAGGAAGCCGAGAAAAAAGAAGGAAGTTCTTGAATGTACTGTTGTTTCAGATGAAAAACCTAAACCGGAAAAAGAAAAAGTTAAACGACCTCCTTCTGCTTACAATCTTTTTGTTAAAGAGGCGTACAAATCAGAAAAAGTACAAAAACTACCTCCAAAGGAACGATTTGCTAAAGTTGCTGAGTTGTGGCACAAACACAAAAATCAAAAGAAATAAATAAATTAATAAATTAGTTTAAATTAAAAATGATTTAAACTAATAAAAACTAAGATAAACTAAGATAAAATGGATTACAAAAACGGAGTGATTTACAAAATATGCTGTAAGGATGAAAATATAAAGGATGTTTATGTTGGTTCTACTTGTTCTCATACAAGTAGAAAATCAGAACATAAAAGTATTTGTAAAAATCAGAAAGATAAACGTCACAATTTACCTGTCTATAGGTATATTCGTGACCACGGTGGTTGGTACAATTGGGAGTTCGTGTTGTTAGAGGCTTATCCTTGTGAAAATAAAAATCAACTTGTAATACGAGAGAGATACTGGTTTGAAAAATTAGGAGCAACTTTGAATAATCGGTATCCAGAGAGAAGTAAGACAGAGTATTATCAAGAAAATAAAGAAGAAATTTTAGAAAAAAGAAAAGAATATCATAAACAAAATAGAGAAAAAATTTCAGAAAAAGGGAAAGAACATTATCAAAAAAATAAGGTAGAAATTTTAGAAAAAGCAAAAGAAAATTATCAAAAAAATAAGGTAGAATGTGAATGTGGGTCTATAGTTTGTAGAAAATATTTAAAAAGACACAAAAAGACTCAAAAACATCAGAAAAATTTACAGAAACTTTCTGAATCAAAGTCTAAGAAATAAATTAATAAATATAAAAAAAAATTATTAAAAATTTATTATATTTTATATAATAAATGAACAAAAGACAAATAGTTGCAGAATTATCATCTAAAGCACAATTTAGCAAACAAACATTATCAAAAATGAACTTACCTGAATTGAAACAATTATTTGCTCAAGTTAATGCTTCTAAACCTGAACCTGAACCTGAACCGGAAGAGCAAAAACCGGTAGCAAGGCGGGAACCTGTTTTAAGAGATTTTTCCTCTGACGATGAAGAGGAAGAGTCAGAAGAAGATGATGAGAAAGAAGAACCTCCTGTAAAACAAAGAGAAAGTAATGTTAAACAGATTAAAACAAAACCGAAAAAGAACAAAAATAAGATTAAAGCGCCTAAAGTAGAATTAAAAAATGATGAAGATGAATCAGAAGACGAAGGAAATAAATCTCCTACTCCTCCTCCTTCCCCTAAGGCTTTATCTACAAGTGAATTGAGGAAAGTTTTACGATCAGATTATTTCAAACACTACGAGCGAGATATTAAAGAAGTTATTTCAGAATACCGTAGAGGAGATTTCTCAGAAAATTCTTTAGTAGCGGAATACAATCTGTTGAGAGACGAATTCGTTGAGAAACTGCAATCTTTTCTGGATTCTCAGAGAAAATTATCTGAAGCACAATTGGACTATGTTGATTCTTTGTTACAAAGGGTAGCAGATAAAGTTCAAGATGCTTTAAATAAAAGATAAAGATAAGATTTTATTTTAAACCTTTAACAGTTTAAAATAATTAAACTAAGTAAGCCCCTTTTTCGTGTAATATATACTGTGCTGGGTGTAAAGTGCGGTAGATTGCTACCCAACGAGAAGGAAGATGTAAGATTTTTTCAATTGATTCATCGCTGAATCCTCCGTAATTCTTAAGATATTTGACGTTGAGGTTGTTTGAGCCTGCTTTAGGGAAAATAACTACAGAAGTTGCTTCATTTAGCAGTCTTCTTGTACTTGAGTAATTCATAATAACATGAGCACAACAGATAACTGAAGTATTTGTATGTCTGCCTTGCTCCAAGAGGTTCTCGAGAATAGTTTGCGTTGTTTTTCTTATCCTCGGATTGGCGATCGTTGCGATGTCATCAAATAAACAAACACTATCTGCTAGTTCTTCATCAGATACAGGATTCGATTCAAGATTTTGGAGGTCAACTCTAATTGGATCGAGTTTATCCAGACATTCATCTTTATCTACATTAGAAAAAATATAGAATTCATTATCACGGTATTTTTTAAGATAATTACAAATATATCTACTTGAATAGGTTGATTTACCAGAACCAGATATTCCTGCGACATAAATTTTTTCTACTTGGTTATCTTTTACCATCGGTTCTAATTTACCACCCGAACGAAGCACAAATCCTTTTTGCTTGAGTTTGCTAAATTGTGCGAGAGTTTTGTAATACAGTTCTTCAAGTTCTACACGTTCTGGTGGTAGTCCTATATTCAAAGAATCTTCTAAATCTTTTCTGTCCTGTTCTGGTATAGTCTTTGTAAATTCTTTAGGTAGGTCATCAAGGTTTTTCTTATAGTTTTTAAGTACAAGATACTTTCTGTCATCTTTACCTCCTCTCACTCTGGCTACAGCCACACCATTGCCAGTACCAAATTTGGGTTTCTTATCTTTCAATATAAATGACATTTATTTATTATTATAAATATTTTATTTTCTTGTATATAAATAAATGTCAAAAAGTAATCCTGTCTTAGTACCACACATGGCTGAACGTGTATACGGTAATTCTCTGTTCTATCCAAACAGAAATCAGCAATTAGAAATTGCAAGTAGAACCAAACCCACATCCCAGTCTCAGTTATTAAAACAGGCTGGTGGGTCTGGAAGACCTAGAAAAAGTCCGCTTGAAACACCCCAAAATAATCCTGTTAGAACGTCACAGGCTGTGTATCCTCGTAGACAAACTGGTATAAACTTTACACCAAGTGAAGTTATTAAATCCTCAGAGAAAAAAGAGGATGAGCGTAATAGATTGAATAAAGCCATCGTTCAAGGCGGATTTAAGGTTGAGCAAACTAGATTGAATAATCACCGCTTGCACGTGGAGGAAACAAAGTTAATTAGATAGATAAATTAAACTTAACTTTTAAATTTTAAAATGAATTTAAAAGAAAAAAATGTAATAATAAGAAACAAAATGCCGTTAAATTATCAAAATTCTGTAATTTATAAAATTTGTTGCAAAGACCCTACTATTAAAGATATTTATGTAGGTTCTACAACAAGTTTTAAGAGAAGAATGAGCGAACATAAATCAATTTGTAATAATGAAAAATCTGAAAAATATAACTATCCAGTTTATAGATTCATTCGTGATACTGGTGGATTTAATAACTGGTCTATAGTTAAAATCAGAGACGTTTGTTGTAAAGATAAATACGAACTTGTTGCTGAAGAAAGGAAAGAATTTGAATTACTTGGGGCGACTTTGAATAAAAATTATCCACAGAGAAGTGATGAACAGTATAGAAAAGATAATAAAGAAAAAATTTTAGAAAAAGCAAAAGAATATTATGAAGAAAATAAGGTAGAAATTTTAGAAAAAACAAAAGAATATCGTTCAAGACCAGAGGTGAAAGAAAAAATTTCAGAAAAAAAGAAAGAGCATTATCAAGAAAATAAGGTAGAAATTTTAGAATATCATAAAAAATTATATGAAAAAAATAGAGAAAAAATTTTAGAAAAAAGAAAAGAAAAAGTAGAATGCCCTTGTGGTTCTGTGGTTTGTAGAGGTAGTTTAACAGCACACAAAAAAACACAAAAACACCAGAACTGGGAAAAAACTTTACAAGATAATTAATTAACTTTTTATTATATTGTATATAATAAAATATGTCAAAGAAACAACAACCTTTAGATGTTATCGTAAAAGATGCTGAAAATATTGCTCTATCTGGCAGTGACTTAGAAACTATCACTGAGGGGAAAGCGAATATAATTAAATACAGTGATTTACATCAGTATAGTTCAATCGACGATGTGTTCGGTTCAAAAGAATCTATAATTATACTTTATCTTAAAAAATCTAATTTCGGTCATTGGTGCTGTCTTTTCAAGGCACCGTGGAAGCCAGAAACTTTGTATTTTTATGATTCTTACGGCTTTCAACTAGATGAAGAGATTAAATTTGCTGATGAACAATTAAGAATTCATCAAGGACAGGAAGTACCACATCTTACACATCTAATTAGAAAAAGTAATTATTATCTTGAGCAAAACGATTTTCAGTATCAATCAAAAGAACATCACATTAACACTTGCGGCCGTTGGGCCGGAATGAGAGTGAGACACATGGATATGTCACCGACACAGTTTAAAACGTTCTTCACAAAAAATAAGCACTATACACCTGATTTCTGGGTCTCAGTGCTAAGTATACCAAGTTAAATTTTGTTAAAATTATGTGATTTTTCAATTTTAGTTAGTTTTTCTTCTAAACTTTTTTGATTATTTACAAAATCTTTTTTACAGAAGTGTGATGCTAAACATTTTCTACACACTAACTTACCACACGAGCATCTGTACGCTTCCACAATTATAGCATTTAGCCTCTGATTACAGATACTACAGTAAAATTTAATCTTCTTGTACATCTATTTTATTTATAGAAATTTTTTAATATTTACTATAATAAAAAAATGTTAAAACCTACAGAACAGAAAGAAGATATTCGTGAGCGTCATCCTGCAGACAAGAATGATAATATCTACCTTGAATTCGAGAAGTATATGAGTATCGATACAGTACCTCTGCCCATTGGATTTGATTCACACACACGTGTGGTACCTATCATTAACGAATGCAGAGACTACCAATGTACTGTAAGTAATTTTGTCTTATCTGGTACCAATCTTATTAGCAACCCAGCACAGGTGAAACGTATCGTGTTTTTAACTAACAGATGTCCGGTAGCAGAAGAGTTAAAAAATTCTCAGAACGACAAACAACAACGCATCTTATTTTCTTACTACCCCAGCCAGTCTGAACTCACTACATCAACATCAATCGCTTTTAACAACGAACAATCTACTGGGTGGCGGGACCTTGATTTTACCGGACCTCTCAGAGAAGTTGATCTAACAGTACAAGTTGAACGCTATAGTGGTGCTAGGGAGTTCATTAATGCGCCTTTTCAAACTGGAGCATCTGTCGTGTTGAACTTTAGAAGGAAGATAATCTAATATATTCTATAGATATTAGAGTAAAATTACGTAAATGTTTGAGTTATAAATGATTCTATAGCCTTAATTCTATTAAGTAATTGTAAATAATCTGTATACTTCGTATATTTAACGTTGTTTACGACTATATAATTATTACTATCTAAATAAGAATCACTAAGTTCTGCGAAGGACGAAGCACCCGTTCCTGACACATTGTTTAGTTTTGAGATTGATCCAGATGTTTGAACTGTATTTCCGAAACGACTAGCCATTGTTTATTATTTTATATAATACAAATATAATTTATTTTTTATATTAATTTTTTAATATAAAATGAAATTTCATTAATCTAGGAAATTTAAAGATCCTGACCGTGAACAAGGTTCCTTTCGAATGATAGTT